TGTACTAAACCCAAGACAATATTATGAATTGATCCAGAATGTTGGCGACAGCGGACTGGTTAATCGTGATGTCCAGGGTGCATCAGTTCAGTCTGGTCAAGGAATCATTGAGATTGCCGGAATCAAGATTTTCAAATCGATGAATATTCCGTTCTTCAGTAAGTATGGTACTAAGTATGGCGGAGACACTGCTGTAATTCCTAACGTAACTGATCCAGGTAACACTGGTTCATTCACCAGCGTAACGATGGAAGACGCTGCTACTGACGTAACTGGAATCAACAACGAGTATGGTGAAGAGACAGAATTCGCTAACTCTTGTGGACTTATCTTCCAGAAAGAAGGAGCAGGTGTGGTTGAAGCAATTGGACCTCAGGTTCAAGTAACTTCAGGTGACGTATCCGTGGTTTACCAGGGTGACGTTATCCTTGGACGCTTGGCAATGGGTGCTGATTACCTAAATCCAGCTGCTTGCGTTGAGCTAATCGCAGGTGCTGCTACCGGTTCATCTGGTAACGCTGCATTCTAACATCAGCTTTTATGTATACAAGGGAGTCCTTCGGGGCTCCTTTTTTTATTTACCAATATTTATTATGCCTTATCCAACCACAAACGCTACCGAAGAATTACCAGCCATAAATCAAATACTGTCGTCATGTGGTCAGGCTCCTGTAACCACTTTAGATCAAACCAACCCAGACGTTGCGATTGCCTATGATACATTGTTACAGGTTTCAACAGAAGTACAGGCAGAAGGCTGGACTTTTAATAAGGAGTATCATTATGAAATGAAACCTTCTTGGAATAATCAAATTAATATACCTAATAATATTTTACAAATTAAACTAACAGAAAATGCAGCAAACCGAGATAAAGATGGTGTTAGAAGAAGTAGTCTTTTATATGACAGACATAATCATACAGATCAGTGGACTGCAGATACTGTTGAATGTGATATTGTTTGGAAGTATGACTGGGTAGATTTACCTAAACCTATTCAGTCTTATATTGTAGCTAGATCTGCAGCTATTGTATCTAGTAGAATTGTAGGCGACACTACTCAATATCAAATGCTCCAACAACAAGAAGCTTATATGAGAGCTTTAGCATTAGAGTATGAAACGCAGCAAGGACAGTTTTCTTTCTTTGGTCACCCACAAGGACATACAGATTACTATCAAAGTTATCAACCTTACCAAGCTTTACGAAGATAATGGCAGCTGTATCACAACGGATTAATAATTACCTAGGTGGGGTATCAAAACAATCAGATGATAAGAAACTTCCTGGTCAAGTTAAGGAATGTATCAATGGTTATCCTGATCCTACTTTTGGTTTAACAAAACGACCAGGTTTTAAATGGATTTCTAATTTAGGAACTGGTACTACATATGATTCATCTAAATGGTTTTATATCAATAGAGATGATGACGAAGAATATATAGGATGTATTACACCGAAACCTAATAGCGGTAATGGTACTATAGTTATCTGGAATGCTATTACAGGTGTAGCCTGTACTGTGTACTACGATGCCTTACCATGGGCTGCTAGTACAGCTTATACAGTAGGAGAAAAAGTTACAAACGATAGTGGAAAAGTATACGTTTGTGATACTGCTGGAACCTCTGCAGGTTCAGGTGGACCTACCGGTACAAGTGCTGACATAACTGATAATTCTGCTAGATGGGATTATGTCTCAGGTCCAGCTGCTCAGTCTTATCTGACAGGAGTTAGGACTAATTATGATATACTGAGTGTACAAGATACATCCATTATAACTAACAATTTAATAACAACAGCAAAAACAGCTGACCCTGCTTTTGTTGAAAAAACTAGAGCTACATTAATTTTAACTGATGCAGCAAGTAGTTCTCCTTATTCTCTTACGATGAATAAAGGGACTAATAGTGCTCATGATGTTACATATTCAATTACTACAACATCAACAGATACTTATAATAGTTTATTAGATAGTTTAAAAGCTGGTATTACATCCTTTGGAGTAGTAGGTGCTGTTCATAATATTGTACTTACTAATAAAGGTTCAGGTTATGCTTTAGGTAGTGAACCTGTTGTAACTATTACTAATACAAGTAGCTCACCAGGCTCTAATGCTACTGCTGTAGCTAATGTCACAGCAGCTGGTGTCATAGATAGTATTACAATTACTAATGCAGGTGCTACATATACTAATGGAGCTACTATAACTATTGGTACAGCATGGGCAACAAGCACTGCATATCTTGTAGGTGATTATGTTACTAATGCTAGTAAAGTTTATGTTGCTACTACAGCAGGTACTTCAGGAAGTACTGCACCTACCCATACAAATAGTACTGCTTCTGATGGTGCAGTAACTTGGGAATATAAAGGCGTTCAAGCTACAGCAACAGCTAGTGTTATAACTTCAACTAATCAGATAACTGGATTAACAGTTACAAAATATGCAGCTAGTTTAGAAGTATCACGTGTAGTTAGTAGTACTAGAACTGCTTTTGCAATTACAACAGCAGGTGGTGCAGCTAATAATAAACTAGCTGTATTTCAAGATCAAGTTGATAATATTTCAGGATTACCTACTGAATCATTCCACGATCATGTAGTTAAAATTATAAATACTGAATCTACGTATGATACTTATTTTGCTAAATTTGTAGCAGACGATGAAGTATCAGGTGTTGGTCACTGGGCAGAAACTGTAAGTCCAGCTGTATCAACAGGTTTAGATTCAGCAACTATGCCTCATGAATTAATAACAACAGCAACAAATACTTTTCAATTTAGACCAATAACTTGGATTGAACGTTTAGACGGAGATGATAAGACTAATTCACATCCAAGTTTTATTGGACAAAAAATTCAACAATCGTTCTTCCATAAAAGAAGACTCGGATTCTTATCTAAAGATAATGTTTCTATGAGTCAAGCAGGAGATTTCTACAATTTTTATCATACATCTGCTCAAGCACTTACAGATGCTGATCCAGTTGATCTAAGTTGTGCAACAATTCGACCTGCAGCTTTACATGCTGTGATACCTACAACACAGGGTCTTGTACTCTTTAGTAAGTCTCAGCAATTTTTAATGCAAGCTGCTGACGGAATTTTGACACCATCAGGAACTAGTATCAGTACAATCTCTAATTATGAGATGGATACATTAGTAGACCCTGTTGATATGGGTACGAAGATTAATTTTATAAGTAAAACACCTAGTTACACACGAGTCTTTGGAATGGTCACACGTGGCCAAAATGAGAACCCTCAGGTTCTAGACGTTGGAAGAATTGTAAGTGAATGGATACCAGCTACAGTAGATACGTTTATTGCTAGCCCTCAGAATCAATTCTTAGTAATGTCTAGTCAAGCCTCCGATAAGATTTACCTCTACCGTACTTATAGTGATGGTGGGGATACAAATCTAGTAGAAGCGTGGTTTAACTGGCAAGTATATGGTAATGTACAAACAGTATTTGTAAACTCAGATACTATGTACTTAGTTGTAAAAGCAGGAGATCAATTTACATTAAGTAAAGCAAGTATAAGTCAAAGTCCAGAAGATGCTATTATAGTTAATAATAAAGGTGCTAAAGTTAATCCTTGTATGGATTTATATGCAAACCCTTCCTCAATTTCAGAATCACCAGTTACAGCTTTTGATGATTCAAGGAATACTGATGGAGGTTCTGGTTATACAGTAGCTCCTACAGTTGAAATATTACCATTAGGTACTAGTGGTAAGTGGGAAACAGGTAAAGCATATGTAATAGGAGATACTGTAACTGCTAATAGTAAAAATTATAGAGCAGTAACAGAGCATACTTCAACAGGATCTACAGCACCATCACATAGTAGTGGTGAAGCTACTGTAGGTGGAGGTACTTGGAAATGGGTTGGTGTTCAAGCCACTGCTACTGCTACAATTAATGGTAGTGGTACAGTTACAGCATATACAATTACTAATCCAGGTAGTGGTTATAGAAAAGGAGCTAGAGCAGAAATAATACCAACTGGTGGAAAGGTATACCGTACTGCTTTAACTGCTTTCTCTGTAGGTGATCAAGCACAAGTCTTAGGTAATTTATATACATGTACCTCAGCAGGTACTACAGCTGATAATGCCGGATGGGGATCAGGTGTTAATCCACATGGTGCTTGGGGGGATGGTAATGTAGGTGAAACAGGACTTACGGATGGATCATGTGTATGGTCACATGCTGGTAAAAAAGAAGTTCCAGGAGTCATTACAGAATCAGGCTCACGTTGTTACTTACCTTATGTTGATACATCAACCTTAACTCCAATTGTAGTTATTGCTGGTAGTACAGCTGCAGGTACATTTGTACAATCTGGTTTTACAATTACTCCTCAAAGAGGTACTGATAGTGTCGGACCTTATTTCCATATACCTAATGAGCATTTATTTGATATTGTAAGTGATACTATAGTTGGATATAAATATACCTTTGATGTACAATTACCTAGAACTTACTTTAGATCAGATCCAAAAATTACAGATTATACTGCACAATTAAATATAGCAAGAATGAAATTTGCTGTTGGTCTTTCTGGTTTAATGAGTTTTAAATTAAAAAGTATTGGTGCATTACCTGGGACAAAAAGTTATACAGGAAATGGGTCAACTAGAAGATATAGTTGGGTTGAAGATGATATATCTTATATAGATAGGAATCAAATTAAAGTTAAAATAAATAATGTAGTAACTACTGACTTTATTTTTGAAGATGATAATACAATTTTATTAGGATCTAGTTCAACACCTGCTTCAGGTGATAATATCTTAATCTATACTGATGAATGGTATAATTTAAGTCCTACACAAAAAGCTAATACATATCTAGCTGATGATATTGCATTAGATGACTTATCAATTTTCACTATACCAGTCCATCAAAGAACACAGAACTTTGAATTAAGAGTTTTCAATGACTCACCATTTCCAGTATCATTAAATTCAATGATGTGGGAAGGTAATTACTCACCAAGATTTTATAGGAGGTTATAACATATGG